ACCACGACACGATCGACGAGCTGCGCCAGGCCGCCATTGAAGCCGGTCCCGAGGAGCTCGAGCAGTTCCAGGCCGACTATCAGAACGCCTACGACCACTACCAGTCAGACCACGAGACACCCCAGGATCAGCGCGAGCAGCAAACCCAGGAGCAGGTGCAATCCGAGAACGAGAGCGCGGAGGCGTGAATGAACACCAAGCAGGGCGCCTGGGTGATCGCGCTCATTCTCGCGATCGCGCTCGGAACCGCGATCAACATGTTCACGATCGCGATCCTCTACGAAGCGATCTTCCGCACCGGGAGCTCCGGAGTGTCAGAGAACGCGACACAGATCCTGACCGGCTGGGGCGGCGGGATCGTCGGGATCATCGGCGCGTATGTCGGCTACCGCGTCGGCGCGTCACAGAACGGTTCACCCCCAACGGATGGAGTGCCGCCCAATGAGTGACATTCGCATGGCCGACGTGTCCGAATGGCAGTCAAACGTCGACGCGCCCGCCTACCTGAACGCCGGTCACAAGTGCATCATCGCCCGCGCCTACAGCGGCTACCGGGCCGACAAGACGTTCCCCGGCCGCCGCGACTACCTGCGCAAATACGCGTTCACCGGGATCGGCTACTACTGCTACCTGGCGTCCGATGTCGACCCCAAAACGCAGGCGAACGGGTTCATCAACGCCGTCGGTCAGCTGAAGGACAACGAGTGGGCGATCCTCGACGTCGAGGAAGGCTCCGGCAGTCAGACCAGCCGCGCGCAGGCATGGTTCGATGTCGTCGACAAGTGGGCCGGCTTTCAGTCGATGCTGTACGCGTCGCTGTACTTCTTCCGTGACCAGCTCTCGGGCGTGGGGCACTGGGGTTCGCGCCCGATCTGGATCGCCGCCTACAGCTCGAGCGAGCCGTCTGATCATCACGATCTGTGGCAGTTCTCAGACAGCTACCACTTCGACGGGATCGGCTCGTGTGACGGGAACCTCGCGCACAAGACCGCCGATGATTTCATCAAACAAGTGCGCGGCGGCCAGGCACCAACACCATCACCCACCCCAGAACCAATAACGGAGGAAGACATGATCGCCGCAGTGGTCAAGAAGAACGGCGCGCTCGAGGTGTTCGTCGAAAAGGACGACGGGCGCGTCTACCACACCTGGCAGCAAGCCGAAAACGGCAAGTGGTACTCCGCCGACGGCGGAAAGACGATCGGCTGGCAGGCGATGGGCAAGCCCGGCGGCTAACTACCGGTCGCGGACGATCCGCCAAGGACCCCAGCGAGTCACGACATACAACTGCACGCTGCGCCTCCCCGGGGCGACCCATGAGCACGTGAAGCTCCGCGACGTCCCGTTGTAGCGCTGACGGAAATGGCGGTGGGTGCGTTGCTCATGGCGGCTGTAGTAGCCGTTGACGCAGTACACGCTTCCGCCGCGGACACGATGCACGTACCGGGCCGCCTGCTTGTCGGTGCGATACGGGCCCGCCGGCAGCGCCGCCGCGACCGCGGGCACGGCAACGGTCGCGAGGACCGCGAGGGTGGTGAGTGTGGCGAGGCGTCTCATGCGTCCTTCCTATTCGTTATCGGCAACTCCGCGTCGAGCTTTACGCGCTGCTGACACGCCCGATGAGATGTTCGGCCCCACACCTAACGTCCCGTGGCCGGGGGCGAGGAGGAGAACGTGCTCACCGAGCGCGAAGGACTGATCGCCGCCGCCGTTTCGCTGCGTCTGGTCATGAGTCTGTTGACGAGTCCGAATCCGCTTCATGATCGTCTGGATTGGTGGAGCGAAAACCTGCTTCGCGAAGCCGACGGAGAGCCTCCTCCCTCGCCGACTCATCTTCGCCTGGTCGACTAAACCCGACGATCGCGTCGACCGATTCCTCGGTAAACCAGCGCTCGGGCATGCGCAGGATGTCGACGAGTGTCCGTAACCGGACAGGCGTTAGGGGCAACTCGCCTCGCTCGGTGCGACCAGCATCGGTCTTTCCTAATCCCTCGTCGGTCAGAAGTCTTTGGAGGTCCACCGATCGAAGGCCCCGGAGCACGCGGGCGGCGTGTATTCGGCGTTTGCGCTCGTCCTTCGGGAGTTGCTGATGGTTTGGAGGCATTCCTTGTTCCAGGAATACCGCTCTGAGCCTTCACGTGCGTCAAAGGGTCTGCAAATGACTTAGAACCCATCGAAATGATTTGACATGCATGCAAACAACTTCTAAGCTATCTGCATGGCTTCCAACCGACTTGCAGGACGTCGAATCCACCAGCACCGCGTGCGGCTCGGATTGAGTCCCGAGCAATACGGCGTCCTGATCGGCGTCTCTGGCATGACCGTCCGCCGAGTCGAGGCCGGCTACACCCCGTTCCGCTCGACCCAGCTGAAGTTCGCCAAGGACCTTGGGGTCGAGGTAGACACGATCTTCCCGCTCAGCCTCGACCGAAGGGATGTCGCCGCATGAATCTCAAGGCTGAGCGACTCAACCGCGGACTCGGCGTCAACGACGCCGCCGACGCGATGGGCGTCCCGCCATACGTCCTACGCGCAGCCGAGACCGGAACGCGGCCGCGGCCAGAGAACGCGAAGCGAATCGCCGACTTCTACGACGTCCTCGTCACCGACATCTGGCCGGTCGAGAACGGCAACGAGGCCGCCGCGTGACCGTCGCCTTCGGATTCATCGTCGGCGGCACGCTCGGCTACCTCACCGGCGCCTCCCTCGGACTCGCCCGACTCCGAATCCGCGTCCGGCAAACCGAACGCCGCATGGACCTCACCGAAAAGGAAGTCGCCGCCCGCCTACACCCCCACACCGGCGCCGTCCAAACCTACCCCGCCGACCCCAAGGACCCCGCATGAGCATCACCCGCCGAAACCACGGCAGAGGCCACTCCTACGCCATCGACGGGACCAAGGTCGACGGTGTCACCACCATCCTGCGAAACGCGCTCCCCAAACCCGCCCTGGTCAACTGGGCCGGCGACACAACCGCCAGCTACGCCATCGACTACTGGGACGAGCTCTCAGAGCTCACCCCCAGCAAACGCCTCGACCGGCTCAAGAAAGCCCGCTACGAGGAGCGAGACGCCGCCGCGAGACGAGGCACTGAAGTGCACCGCCTCGCCGAGCGAACAGTCGCCGGCGAAGACGTCGCAGACCAGACCCCCGAGGAGCTACGCGGCCACGTCGAGAGCTACATCAGCTTCCTCGACGCCTTCGACGTGCAGCCGGTGCTCGTCGAAGCCGTCATCGCTCACCGCGGCCTGCGCTACTGCGGCACCCTCGACCAGGTCGCCGATCTCGCAGGCGACCGCTGGCTCCTTGACATCAAAACCAGCCGGTCCGGGATCTTCGGCGAGACCGCACTGCAGCTGTGCGCCTACGCCCGCGCCGAGGTGTACGTCGACGACCAAGGCAACGAGCACGACATGGCCGAGCTCGCGATCACCCGCGTCGGAGCAGTGCACGTCCGCGCCGACGGCTACGACCTCTACCCGCTCGTCGCAGACGACGACATCTGGCTCGCCTGGCGCCACCTGCTCTGGGTCACCCGGCACGCCAGCGAAGACCACCAGCGCGAATGGGTCGGCGAATCGCTGCGAGCGCCGGCGACGCAGGCGGCGTCGTGAGCGTCGTCTTAGCCGAGCCGCTCGAGCCCGGCCCCGCCGGCTTAGAGCAGTGGGCGCAATCGTTCCTCACCCTCGCTCGCGTCTCAGGCGACATGGCCCGCACCGCGTTCGTGCCCGAGTCGCTACGCGTGTTCCGCAACAACGGCCGCGACTACGACAGCGAAGCGACCGCCGCGCAGGTCACCGCCGCGATCCTCACCGGCCGCGAGCTCGGGCTCGAGCCGATGGCCTCGCTGCGCTCCATCCACGTCATCAACTCCTCACCCGCCCTATCCGCGCTCGCCCTACGAGCGATCGTGCTCGGCGCCGGCCACCGCATCTGGGTCGAGGAAGCCAACAACACCCGCGCCGCCGTCGCAGGCGTCCGCGCCGGCGACACGCACGAACAGCGCGTCACCTGGACCATGGACGACGCCCGCAGCCGCGGCATCGCCGGCAAACGCAACTGGCGCACCCAACCCCGAAACATGCTCATCGCCCGCGCCACCGCCGAAGTCGCCCGCCTCGTCGCCGCCGACGCCATCCTCGGCGTCCCCTACGCCATCGAAGAGCTCGAAGACGACGACATCGAACCCGCCGAGCCCCAGCCGCCGGCCGACGCGAAACCACTGCGGCGTCGCCGCAAACCCGCCGCGCCCGCGCTCGCCACGCGCTCACAGGCCCACACCGAACAGCCCACACCCGACGAGCCGCCGCTCGACGACCAGTCCCCAACGCCCAGGGCCACCGACCAGCAGATGAAAAAACTCTTCGCGCTGTTCGGCGAACACAACCTGCGCGACCGCGACGAGCGGCTGCGATGGGCCAACGAGCACCTCGACCGCGAGATCGCCTCCGCGAACGAGCTCACCGACATTGAAGCCTCGACGCTGATCGACGCGCTCGAATCTGCCCCCGCCTCGGCGCCGCCGGCCGAGCTCCCGACCGAGCCGGCGGCGTCTGAGGAGCCCGCGAGCGAGCAGCGCTCGTTCGACGAGGACGAGATCGTCGACGTCACCGACGCCCGGGTAGGGATGCTCACCTGGGCACGATCAGAGTCCGGCGTCCCCGATAGCTGGCTGCGCGAAAAACTCCGTGGTTACGGAGTTTCCGTGCCTGAACGCGGTCCGCTCGGCAATGAAACCTTTCGGCAGCTGTCCCAGAAACAGGCCGGCGAGCTGCTCGCCGAGATGAGCGCGATCATCGACGCGCGCAACGCCGGCCAGGAGTAGCACGGTGGCGTGGGTGCGGATCGACGATCACCTGCACGCGCACCCGAAGTTCCGCGCAGCCTGGGAGCAGGAGCCCGCATCCGTCGGCCTCGAACTGTTCGCCCTCTCGCACTCCGCCGCGTACCTGACCGACGGGCGGATCGACGGGCTGTTCGTCCGGTCCTGGTTTCGCACCCCGAGGCGCCAGCACCGCGCCGTCGGCGCCCTGGTCGATGCCGGCCTATGGGTCCCGAACGGGAGCGGCTGGGAGATCCACGACTACCTCGACTACAACCCGTCGCGCGAACAAGTGACGCGCAAACGACGCTCAGACGTGATGCGAAAGCGAGTCAAACCGTGAGCGGTTTGACGGTCAAGTGCGCTTATTGCGACAGCCCGATCGATCCCGAGTCGAGGTTCACTTGGCGCCTAGTTGTCGGCTGGGAGCGTAAGGCGACGGCGGCGTCTCGAAAGAGCGGCAGCGACATCGCATTACGCCAGCCACGCGACAGATTCGCGTGTGATCGGTGCGTCTCGCGGCTGAAGCAGAGGCTTGCGCCGGGACAGGAGAGCCTACTGTGATTCCGCGTAGATTCTGCGTGGATTCCGCCTGGATTCCGCCTCGCGCGCCCGCGCGGGCGTCCCGTCCCGACCCGTTTAACACCACCACCACCAACGTCTACGTACTACGTGGCTGGTGGTGGTGGAGAAATTCTCTGGTGAGAACGGCCGGTCGTGGGTGGTCAGGCGGTACGGCCGATAAATCTAAGGGCGTTCCGATGGGCTTCTGTGCGTTCGGAGGGGTCAACCACCCACCAGGCGCTCCGCCATCGAGCCGCATTGAATTCGCCTTTGCGCGACTTGTGATAGCCCGGCCACACTTGGACCCAGTCGAGCGTTCTGACGTGATCGGCGGGAACGATGTGTGGGGGCATCCACATGTCTTTGTGTCGGACCATCAGTGCGAACGCCTTGACGTTCATCCGATGCCTGCCGAGGTCGAATCTGTAGCTGCCCGAGCGCTGCTGGGTTTCGCTGCTTTTGACTTGCACCAGACTTTGCTCGCCGCCGAAGATGACGAGGCAGTCGTAGGGTTGCGCGGGAGTGCCCGCGGGCTGCCAGTTTCCGTGGTGGTCCCTGACAAGGCTGCCGAAGTGGAGCTCGCTGGAATCGCCCAGCTCCTGTTTTCTCAGGCCCGACTCGTGCAAAGACTCTGCTGCACGGACCGCGGGCCCGTGCAAGGGCTCTCTTGCACGAATCTCGTTCGCGACAGACTTCAGCGCCCAGACGTCGACCAGTTCGTCGAAGAGTGCTTGTTCGGGCTGCTCGGTCATAGGCGACGCGCCGACTCGACAGCCCGAGGGGCGACCGCGCAGCATAAGACTCGGGCCCGACGGACTTGTGCGGGCCGCCGACTCGACAGCCCGAGCACGGCGGCCCGCGCGAGGCAGAGTAGTCGTGTTTGACACCGAGTCGGCCGAGGCCGTCCAGGCGCTGCTCGATCGCGGCGTCAACGCGCCCGAGCAGCTCGCGCGGTGCGGCACACCCGAGCAGATCCTCGCCGTCTGCCACCGCTGGGACCGCCAGACCGGCGTCACGCCCGGGCTGCTCGTCCGCTGGATTCGCGACCGCGACTTCGACGAGCACGCGCCCGCGGCGAGCTCCCGGCCGGCGCCGGCCGGCCCGCGTTTCGGGGACTACGCGCGCCGCTATTCGGTCGGCTCGGTCGCCGAGCCACACGCGACGCTGCAGCAGCGCTGCGGCCACGACGACGAGCCGTGCTCGGGCGACATGGTCGTCGTCGACCTGGCGTGCGAGCAGCTCACGGCGTCCTGTGACCGGTGCGGCTACGGGGTCGCATACACGCTGGCGGCGCTGCGTCGCGCGCTGCCGCTCGAGGCCGAGACGCCTGCGGCGCAGGAGTGGGAGTTTTGACCGTCTGCCGATCATGCAAAGCACCCGTGATCTGGGCGCTGACCGAGCAAGGCAACTCGATGCCCATCGACCAGGACCCGGTCGAGGGCGGCTCGATCAAGCTCGAGCCCGGGCATCCCCCGATCGCCCGCGTCGTCCCAAAGGCGGAGCGCGAGGGGCTGCTGTACACCAGCCATTTCGCTCGCTGCCCGTACGCCGAAAGGCACCGGCGCAGATGAGCCGCGGCACCGACCGCGAGCGCTCGGTGCGCAGCCTCCTCGCCGGGGAGGACTGGCTCGCGTTCCGCGCACCCGCATCGCTCGGCGTCGCCGACGTGATCGCGCTCAGGGCCGGCAGCCGCCCGCGGCTGATCGAGGTCAAGTCGACCGCCGGCGGCCCCTACGAACACTTCGGCCCCAAGGACCGAAGCGAGCTCGTGTTCGCCGCCAGGATGGCCGGCGCTGACGCCCTGCTGGCATGGTGGCCGCCGCGCGGCAAGCTGCACTGGATCCCCGAGAACGAATGGCCATGATGGGGCTTTCCAGAACGTCAGGCTGGGCGGTATCATCCGAACCGAGAGCGGTGGCCGGATTGGCGCCGACCACCGACTCCCGGCTCTGCTACCGGCCCCTGATCACAAGGATCAGAACGACCAGTAGCGCGAGCATCAGAGTGGTCTGCAAGAGACCCTCCTATCTCGCAAGCCCGTGCGGCGGATTCCGGGCGGGCTACCTTAATTATCGGCATCTCGGGGCGGAGTGCTGATGGCCCCGGTTGCCTACCATGACCGCCTGACTTTCGCTGAGCTCGCGGTTATCATGCGCGCCGCAGTGAAAGACCAGTCCTACCGCGCGACCCCGGTAGGGACGACGGTCGGGCGCTACATCCGCTGGCTGCGCAACGAGTGGGGCGCCACACCCTCAACCGTCCGGGACTACGAAGCCATCCTCGCCCGCATGAGCATCGCGCTGGCGGACCGCGAGCTGATCGAGGTCAGCACCGAAGACCTGCGCGAGGTGATCGACCTCTGGGCGATGCAATCGGCGCGGACCCGGCAGAAGATCACGAGCGTGATCAGAGCGTTCTGGGGCTGGTGCGAGGAGCAGATGCTCGTCGCTGTGAACCCGGCCGCCAGAATCAGGCGGCCGCGAGCGGAGCGCCGGGTCGCTAAGGTGCTCCCGCTCGCGGCACGCCCCCAGCTGCTCGAGGAGATCCGGACACCCCGCGACCGGCTCGCGCTCTACTGCCTGCTGATCCGCGGCGTGCGGCGCAACGAGCTAGCCGGCATCCAGTTCCGCCACTTCGACACCGAACGCAAACAGCTCGTCGTGTTCGGCAAGGGCCAAAAGGAACGGATCCTGCCGCTGCCGCCGCTGATGCTCGCCGAGCTCAAGCTGGCGCTCAGCGCCGACCTGCCGCACGTCGGACGGCCACCCGAACCCGACGACTACCTCGTCTATCCGACCGACCGTCGCGCATGCGGCAAGGGCTCCGAAGGCCAGATCCAGTGGCGCCTAAGCGGGCGCCCCAAAGACAGAGCCTCAGGCAAGGTCGTCCACGTCTGGTGGTATCACCAGCTCCAGGCCGCCGGCCTCGTCGGCCAAGGCGTCACCTCAGGGCTCAACATGCACCAGGCACGGCACGCATTCGCGATCGAGCTCCGCCGCGTCGCCGGCATCGAAGGCGCCAGCCAAGCGCTCGGTCACACCGACCTTTCCACCACGCTCGGCGTCTACGGCCACCAGGACCAGAAGGATCTCGAGCGAGCGATGGAGCTCTACAACCAGTGGCTGGCAGACGGGAACCTGTAACGAATGTCACGCCAAGTGTTCCCCCCGAAAACCGAGCCCGAACTACGTGATTACCAGGGATTTAGTGGAGACGGCGGGAATCGAACCCGCGGAAGGTTCCCGCCGAACGTCGATCCGCTCGAGATCCCGTGCTCGTTCTGTCTCGCGGCGCCAGGTGAATACTGCCGCAGCGTTCTTGAGCCGCGGGAGATGGCGGGCGTTCACGCCGTCCGCCAGCTCGATGCCGACGCCCGAACGAGGGTCGCGTCGTGATGGGCGTGATCGCCGCCCTGGTCGCCGCGGTCGCGCTGCAGTTCGCGCCCAGCCAGCATCACGCGCTCGCGTCCTGGTTCTACGACGCCGGCGCGACCGCATCGGGACGCCACTACCGCTACGGGTACGCCAGCCTCATGTTCGAGTCACGATGGGGACACCGCGTCCGGTTCTGCCACCGCGGCCGGTGCGCTGTCGGCCGGCTCGAGGACCACGGCCCGTACATCATCGGCCGGTCGTTCGATCTGAACCCGGCGTTGCGTGACAGGCTGCGCTGCGGCGGCCTGTGCTGGCTGCGCTGGTCGGAGATCCCATGAATGTCACGACCCCCGGCAACCTGGTCGTCACGTTCCTGGTCCCCCAGTCGTGGTGCGTCGCCGTCGTCGCCGTGAGGCCACGATGATGCGGGACCTGGCCGTCATCGCCGCGGCGTGCCTGGTCGGGATCGTGGCCGGCTACGCGCTCGTTGTCTGGCTGATCTTCACGATCCTGATCGTGGGGTCCTGATGGGCCGAAGTGAGCGTCCGAGCGACGACCTGCGTGCGGAGCGCCTGCGAATCCACCGCGAGTTGCAACTGCTGCGTGCGGCTGCTTGGCAGCCCCGGCGCGGTACGGCCAAAGGCGGCGGTATCGCCCGTAAACGAGCGTGGGTCAAGGAGCGGGCGCGGAAGCTCGACCAGAGCGAACGTAAACCTCCGAGTCGGGAGCGATCCTGATGGGCCAGTCAGGACTTCCAGGCAAGGCTCCTGGAACGGGGTCGGGAGCGGACACTCCCGACCCCACCCACCTGGGCCAGAACGTAAGGTTGAGTGACGGCATCAGGGTCGAGAATGGCCGCGTCATCTGGCAGTTGGATTCCGTCGATGCCCGCGAGTTGAGCTACGTCCTTGATCAGCGTCAGGGTTGGGGCGCTGACGCGCGGCGGCTCTTTGAGGCTGCCGACGAAGCGGAGGCCGCAAATGCCTGACCTGGGCCTAAGCGTGGCACGGATTCGCTTCAAGGACGGCAAGCAGCGACACGTCATCGTGCGGCTAGAGCCTGTCAACGAAGGCGCGATGTACGAATACCACGACCCTGTAACTGATGAGGTTGTGGGTTGCGTGGGGCGCAACCGATTGGCCGAGTTCACGACGCCGCTGGCCGCCTGGACCGACCGCTCGCTTCGGGGGCTAAGCGTCGGTCGAACGGGGGGACAACACGATGAGTAACGGCAACTACCAGAACGGCCGGCTACCAGCATCAGCACTCGCACCCATCTACCAGGGCCAGCTCAAGACCGAGGCCGCCGCCGGCTGGAACGCCATGAACGTCGAGGCCCGCAAGCGTGGACTGCAGCTGTACCCGACCGGATCGAAGTCCTCCTATCGCACCTACGAGCAGCAGGTCGAGCTCTACAACGCCTACCTCAACGGCACCGGCAATCTCGCCGCCAAGCCAGGCACAAGCAACCACGGATGGGGCGACGCCGTCGACCTCGCCACCCAACAGATGCGCACCATCGTCGACCAGATCGGCAAGCAATACGGCTACTCGAAGTCCTGGTCCGATGCGCCCACCGAGTGGTGGCACATCGTCTACCAATCCGGCCACTACCACGGCACCGACCCAGGACCACAAGGCAAGCCAACACCCGAACCCATCACACCAGACGACAGCATCGCCACCATCCTCAAACACAACGGCGCCATCGAAGTGTTCGTGCAGAAAGCAGACACCGGCCAGGTGTTCCACACCTGGCAGAACCAGGCCAACGGCAAGTGGTACACAACCGACGGCGGCAAGAGCATCGCCTGGCAACCAATGGGCAACCCAGGGTGAACGATGACCAGCCCGACGTCAGCCCCGGCGACCGCCGCGCCCGGCTCACACTCGAGTACACCGAGCTCGGCCAACGCCAACACCACACCAGCGAAGGGTTCGCACGCATCACCGACGGGTGGATCCACTGGCTCGCCGACACCAACGACCACTGGCAGTCATGGCCGGCCCATGCTGTCGTCTGCATCGACTGGATCCCAGCAAGACAGGAGCAGGACTGATGGTCCCAAGACCCAGAGCCAAGATGGTCCCAAGACCCAGAGCCAAGAGCACAGCCAAAGGCGTCAGCCGGCTGCCCGCCTCGGCGTTCGTCTACCCGAAGACCAGGCAGTACCCCATCAACACCCGACGCCGGGCACGCGCCGCCCTGTCTCGAGCAGCACAGCCCGGCACCAGCGGCTCCTACGCCAAGGTCGCCGCCGCCGTACGCCGACGGTACCCCGGCATGGCAGTAGGCAACAGCCGACCGACCGGTGCCAGCACCAGGCGCAGCAGGTAGGGGACGGGGTGGGGTATGCCATGCCTCACACCCCCACCCCACCCCCCCAACACACACACACATCACACCACACGCGCCGTCGGCGCCACGCGCCACACGCCCCCCGGTTTTTTTGTGGCGCGCGCCCCGTTGACGCTCTCACGGGCACTTTTCTCCCCCGAACGGGCCGATTTGGCTAGCCGGTCCCCGTATGGCGCGAAGTACCGGCGTCAGCGCGCGCAGCTGCTCGACCCGCCCGTTCTCTGTGCGCACTGTCAGCGCCGCCAGGCGACCGAGGCCGATCACGATCCCCCGCTGGCGATGCACGTGCACCGTGAGGGATCGGGGTGCTGCCGGCTGATCCCGAGCTGTACTCAGTGCAACCGCGAGGGCGGCAAGATGGTCGCGCTCGGCCGGTGGCGGCCGGGTGACTCACCGGTCGTCGAGGACCTGGCGCCCGAACGCGCCGGCGTGGGCCGCAAGGATCCTCGATGGGACGTGCCGTGGCTGCGGCCGCTGCGTCGCGTGCCGCGCGACGCGACTTGGCCTCGGCTGATGACCGTTCCGCACCCCAGGGCGGTCGGGTCGCTGGGCGCGGAGTTCGTGCGCAGCGCGCAGCGCCGGTCGGGGCGGCCGTTGCGGTGGTGGCAGCGGCTGGTCGCGGTCCGGCTGCTCGAGGTCGACGATCAGGGACGGCTGGTGTGGGAGGCGGTGATCCTCACGCTGGCGAGGCAGCTGGGGAAGTCGTGGCTGCTGCGCGAGATCTGTCTCTGGCGAATGGCGCAGGGCGACAGGTTCGGCGAGCCGCAGGACATCTTGCACACCGGCCGGGATCTGACGATCTGCAAGGAGGTGCAGCGGGTCGCCCGGATCTATGCCAAGCAGCGGCCCGATGACTATCGGGTGCGGGAGGTCAACGGGCAGGAGGAGATCGAGCTGCTCGCCGACGGGTCGCGGTGGATGCTGCGAGCCAAGGAGGCGACGTACGGCTACTCGGTGTCAGGCGCACTGGTCGACGAGGCGTGGAAGGTACGGGTCTCGTCGGTCGAGGAGGGGCTGACGCCGACGATGGCCGAGCGTGAGCAGCCGCAGCTGTGGCTCGTCTCGACAGCGCACCGGATGGCCACCAGTCTGATGCTGGGCCGTCGGGCGCTCGCGCTCGAGTATCTCGAGACCGGCGAGGGTGATCTGCTGATCGAATGGTCGGCGCCTCGGGACTCAGACCTCGACGATGTCTCGGCGTGGCGGCTCGCGTCCCCTTATTGGACGAGCCGGCGTGAGCGGATGATCCGTCAGCGGCTCGACGCGGCCCGGTCGGGCGAGACCGATGATCCGGATGAGCCCGATCCGATCGAGGCGTTTCGCGCGCAGTGGCTGAACCAGTGGCCGCGGCGTAAGGCCGAGCCGGCGGGCGCGACCGAGGATCTGCTCGAGCCCGGGCTGTGGGACGAGCTGCGCGAGCCGGGAGTGTCGGGCACCGGTGAGTTGTTCGTGGCGATCGAGGACGACTACGGCCTGGGCGCCGCGGTCGCGGCCGCTCGCGTGCTCGAGGATGGACGTCTCGAGGTCGACGGGTGGCTGCGCGCCGACTGGGACTCGGCGATCGTCGACGTCGTCGAGCTCGCCGAGGGTGGTGTGCGGCAACTGGTTGTCGGCAGCTCGCTGCTTGACCGGATCCCGTCCGGCCTGCCGACACCGGTGCCTGCCGGCGGCACCGAGACGCGTAAGGCGCTCGCGGTGTTCCGGGATCTCGCCGCGGGCGGGCGGCTGGCGCACGACTCGACGACGCAGGACCTGGACATGGCGGTGTCGGTCGCGCAGGTCCGCGAAGCCCCATCCGGGCTGTTCCTCGCGGCCCGCGGGCCGACGCACTTGATCCGGGCGGTGGTGTGGGCGGTCGCTGCCGCGGACCGTCCCGCGAAGGTCCCGGCGATCTACTGACAGTGTCGTTCGCTCTGCGTACACTTGTGCGGCTATGGGGCTGATCACTCGGGCGATCCGGCCACCGGACCCGCTGCCACCCGACACCGGCGGCGACCCCGACGGGATCATCTTCGACCCGACCGAGGCTCCCCCGGCGCCGCCGCTGCCACGAAGCTTCCTGCAGCCGTGGCAGGGCTGGCCATCCGGCTGGGCTGTCCCATACGGGCAGGTGCAGGAGCTGACCGACACCGCCTGGACGTGCGTTGACCTCAACGCGTCGATCCTGTCGACGATGCCGCCGTACTTGGTGGACTCGGCGAGCTCGTTGGACGCGTCGTGGCTGATCAACCCCGACCCGCTCGTGTACTCGTCGTGGGAGGAGTTCGCCAAACAGCTCTTTTGGGACTTTCAGCTCGGCGAAGCGTTCGTGCTGTGCACCGCCCGGTACGCGACCGGGTGGCCCGCGCGGTTTCACGTCGTGCCGATCTGGGCTGTGCAGGTCGACCTGGCCGCCGGCCAGCGGACCTACACGATCGGCAGCACCGACGTCACCGGCGACATGCTCCATTTGCGCTACAAGTCGTCGGTCGATCAGGCGCACGGCATCGGGCCGTTGGAGGCCGGCGCGGGAAGCGTGATCGCGGCGCAGATGTGGAAGGACTACGCGTACGGGCTGGTCGGCTCCGGCGGCGTCCCGTCGAGCGTGCTGACGAGCCCCGAGGGGCTCACAAAGCAGCAGGCCGCCGATCTGAAGGCGCAGTGGATCGCGTCGCGGCAGAGCAGCATCGGCGAGCCCGCCGTGCTGTCGGGCGGCGTGACGTGGGAGGCGACGCAGCTGGATCCCGAGAAGATGGCGATGGCGGACTTGCAGAAGTTCTCCGAGTCGCGGATCGCGGTGATGCTGGGCGTGCCGCCGTTCCTCGTCGGGCTCCCCTCGGGCGGGGATCCGATGACGTACGCGAACGTGTCGGCGATCTTCGACTATCACTGGCGCGCCGGCCTGCGTCCGAAGGCCTCGACGGTGATGGGCGGCCTGTCGGAATGGCTGCTTCCGGCCGGCACCCGGATCGAACTGAACCGCGACAGCTACGTGCAACCCGACCCGTTGCAGCGCGCGCAGACCTGGCAGGTATACGTCAATCTCGGGGTCGTGGCCCCGGATGAGGTCCGCCGCCTGGAGCGGTTCGACGAGATGCTCGCAACGACGACTACGACCGCGATTGGAGCTGGAACATGACCGAGGATGCTCGCCCCGTCGCCGGCGAGTGGCTGTACCGCACGGCGCAACAGATCGGCGTCAACTTCTCTGAGCGGACGATCGACCTGGTCGTGATGCCCTACGACGAGGAAGCGCTGGTGCACTACAACGGGCGGATGGTGTATGAGCGGGTCGCGCCGGGGTCGTTCGACGGGATCGAGAAGCGCGCGAACCGCGTTCGTGTCAACCGCGATCATGATCTGCGGCGGACGGTCGGGCGGGCCCTGTCGTTTCACCCGGAGGATCCGCGGGGGCTGATCGCGACCGTGAAGATCAGCCGCACTCCACTCGGGGATGAGACGCTCGAGCTCGCCAACGACGAGAGTCTCGACGCGTCCGCGGGGTTCGCGCCGATGCCCGGCGGCACCCACTGGGCAGACCGCGATCACGTCCAGTACAGCCGCTGCTGGCTCGGGCATGTCGCGATGACCCCCGAGCCCGCGTATGAGGGCGCCCAGGTGCTCGCTGTGCGGTCCGCGGACGAGCCCGCGCCGCCGGCGGCGGTGAAGGTCGCGACCCCGAATCTGGACATCGTTCGCGGCTGGATTCTCGAACGGCGGTACGCGCAAATATGACCGGCCAATCGGCCGGGATCGTCACGTCGATCCCGCTGTTTCGCGCCGACGCCGACCGGGACGCGAACCCGGGCTGGACTGAAGGCGACCTCTCCTATTCCCACGAGTCGGGATACTGCTGGTTTAACGGGTCGGCGTGGGTGTCGTTCACGGTCATCACGCACGAGGCCGCGTACACCTACAACGCCGCTGTCCCGCCGCCCGCGGACGGCGAGTTTCGCGCCAACACCACCAGTCTGGATCAGGCGACCACGCTCGCGTTCGCGAACCTCGACGATCAGGGCGTCGACCAGGCCCGCCGGTTCATCTCCTACCTAGTGCGCGTGGACGTGCAGGACCTCGACAACGGCGACGCGTTCGTTCGCTATCGCGTGACCGCAGTCGCACAGCAGGGGACGTGGGCGCAATTGACGGTCGAGCACATCGTGACGGGCCCGGGCGGCTATCCGCCCGCCGGGAAAAAGGGTGGCGTGATCGCGACGCTGATCAGCGCCGCCTAGCGCGCTACAGTCCCGGGTGCGCTGAACGCCAGCCGTTGTAGACCTGCTAGGCGGGGCCGGCTGTTGAGGGGATGCGCAGACATCGCTAGCGAACCCTTGTTCGTTTTCGTCTGCCAGAAAGGAAATTCCCTCTGATGGCTTCAACCGACGCGCTACTCGCCCGCCTCCAAGGCGAGGTTGAGGAACGCACGCAGTTCATGGACGGTCTTGTCGAGGCCGCCGAGAAGGACAAGCGTGATCTAAACGAGCAGGAGATGACCCTGCTCACCCGGACCAGGGAGCGGATCACGAAGATCAACGAGCAGATCGAACCGCTGCAGCTCGCGGCGCAGATCGCGGTCGACAGCAGGCGGCGGACCGCGGAGATCGCGGAGCAGTTCGAGAAGGCCCGCGACCCCGAGGCCGCCAAGAAGCTCGAGTACCGGTCCGCCGGCGCGTACATCCTCGAGCGGTGGAAGGCCGGGCTCGGAGACAAGGGCGCTGAGGCGCGAATCGACCTGTATCACCGCGCGGCGGCGCACCAGACCACCACGGACAATCCGGGGTTGATCCCCGAGCCGATCATCGGGCCGGTCGTCAATTTCATTGACGGTTCCCGGCCGTTGGTGTCGACGCTCGGTGCCCGGCAGCTGCCGTCCAGTCAATGGTCGCGGCCGAGGGTCACTCAGCACACTCAGACAGGCCCGCAGGCGGGCGAGAAAACCGAGCTCGTCAGCCGCAAGATGATCGTCGGCAGCGTCCCGGTCACCGCGAAGACGTATGGCGGGTACGTGAACGTCAGCCGCCAGAACGTCGACTGGTCACAGCCGGCGGTAATGGACCTGATCATCAACGACCTGGCGGCGCAGTACGCGATCGAGACTGAGTCGGTGGCATGCGCGGACTTTGCGACGGCCGCGACCGCCGGGCCGGTGCTGCCGACCGGGACACCGACGTCTGACGAGGTGCTCGGCGCCCTTTGGGCTGCGGCGGCTTCGGTGCTCGCCGCCACCGCCGGCCAGGGGCGGCTGTTCGCCGCGGCGCCGCCGCAGATGATGGGGCTGCTCGGCCCGTTGTTCCCGCCGGTCAACCCGCAGAACGCGTCCAGCGCCGGATTCACGGTCGGATCTCTGGGACCGGGTGTCGCCGGCGCGATCGCCGGGATCCCGATCGTCGTCACCAACGGGCTGGCGAACAACACGATCTTGGTGCTGTCGTCCGCGGCCGCCGAGGTCTACGAGGACCGGATCGGGAGCCTGCAGGTCGTCGAGCCGTCGGTGCTCGGTGTGCAGGTCGCGTACGCCGGCTATTTCGCGGATCTTCCGCTGGAGCCGGCGGGGATCGTGAAGGTCACCAAGACGCCATGACCGATCGCCTCGACGCACCCAACCAGCAGGTCGTCAGAGCTGATGGCTCCGGACCATCGCAGGAGGGCTCGGGCGCCACGACGGCGCCCGAGTCCACCGCCGGCGATGACCTGGACGCGATGACCAAGGACGAGCTGCTCGCCTACGCGCAACAGCACGGCGTCGACGTCGACGCCGGGTCGCGTAAGGACGACATTCGCCAGGCGATCAAGGACGCCGCCTAACGCCGATGGCGTACACGACCGTCGACGACCTCGCGGCGAAGCTCAAGATCCGCGTCACGCCGGATAACGAGCCGATGCTGCAGGCGTGCGTTGACGCCGCCGCGCAGGAGATCGACCACTACACCGACCGCTTGAGCGGATCGCCGATTGATCCGGATGATCCGCTCGCGGGCCAGGTCAACCTGGTCCGCGCGGTCGAGTGGTGGAAGGCCAGCGACGCCGCGTTCGGGGTGATCGGGTTCGCCGATACGGGCGCGCTGCAGGCCCCCAAGAACGCATTCGCCAGGCATGCGCTGGCGTTGACGCCGTTGCGGGAGCAGTGGGGCGTCGCGTGAGCACCGCGACCTTGATTCCGCTGACGGGCCTGCGCGCGGCCGCGGGCGCGGTTCTGGAGTCCGAGGACGTCTATGCGCCGCCGGTGATCGTCGACGTGGTCGACAGTCTCACCCCGCCGGCGTACATGCTCGTCTGGTCTGATCCGTGGCTCGAGGTCGGGCCGGGCGGTCCGGTGATGGGCCCCTGCTTGTGGACCGCGAACCTCCAGGTCCTGTGTGTCGCCTCGAGGCTGGAGCCGGGGCCGGGGATCGAGACGCTCGAGAACATGGTCTCGGTCGCCCTGGACAAGTTTCGCCAGGACGTCTATCCGTGGCCGCCGGGGATCGTCGGCGCGCCGCGCGTGTTCGACATCGCCGGGATCTCGTATCTCGGCGCGCGGATCAACTACGCCGTACCCACCACCGTCTGAAGGAGGACAAGTTGTCTGTCACCACCCCGGAGCCGATGCCGCTGATCCTCACCAACGCCGGGCTGAAGCTCAACGACACCGAGCTCGCGTGCGTCGTGAACCACATCGAGTTGAGCCCGGATACCAGCGTGACGACGTTGGACACGATGTGCGGGTCAAAGGACTATCCCGGCACCGTGAAATGGTCGCTCGTCGCGACGCTCTACCAGTCGTTTGATCCCGGCGCAACCGAGGATGTCCTCAGCGCCATCATGGCCGCCTACCGCGCCGACGGGACGCTGCCGACCTACGAGGTCGTCGGCTACCGCGACCGTCCGGTCGGCGCTGATAATCCGTCGTGGTCCGGTGAGGCGGTCCCGAAGGACTACAGCCCGATCAACGGGGACGCCGGCGACGCCAGCCAGATCGAGCTTGAATGGTCACTGACCGCCGAGCCGACCAAGAGCACCACGGCGCCGTGACCGACCAGCAGGTCGACGTCAAGATCTACGGCACCCGCGAGCTCGCGTCCGGGTCACGCCGCCTGTTCGAGAACATCGGCACCGCCGCTGACCGCGAGTTCCGCACCACCGCCGACCAGGTCGCGAGCCTCGTCCGCGGCCGCGTCCCACGGCTCACCGGCCGGCTCGCGAGCAGCGTAGTCGGCGAGCCCGTCGGCGAATCCGGGAGCACCATGGTCGGGATGGGCGAAGGATTGCTGTACGCCGGCTGGATCGAGTTCGGCGGCGGACACGGCCGCGCGTACATCGACTCCGGGCGGTATCTGACCCCCGTCGCGACCAACGCCGGACCGCTGCTCAAACGCGCCGGTGAGACCGCCGCCAACAACGAGATCCGGAGGATGCTATGGCCGACCCCGACCGAGTTGTGAACCTCCCGCGCAGCCTTCCCGACCAGATCCGCGTCGCGCAGGACTTCACCCCCAACGAGCTCCGGGCGCTCAAACAGGAGACCGGCCGCGACCTCTCAGAGCTGCTCGGCGGCGACCCCGAGGACATGGACAAGGCCCCCGACCGCATCCAGTCCCTGGTGTGGATCGCGTTGCGCCGCGCCGGCTATGAGTGCACTTGGATCGAGGCGGGTGACGTGCGGCCCGACATGACCGAGATGGTCGTGGACCCTACGAAGCTCGTCAGCTAAAGGCCCTGGTCCGGTTCTGCCGGTTTTGGAACATGCACCCCCGCGACGTAGACCGGCTCTACCCCGACGAGTACGCCGCGATGATCGACTACGCGATCAGTGAGCAGCGCGCCGAGCAGCGCGCGATTCGTGACGCGAAACGAAAGGCGCGCTAAGTGGCCGGCAACCCGCGCGTCGTCGTTGACTTCATCGCGAACACCAAGTCGCTCAACGACGGGTTCAAGTCGGCGTCCGCCGGCACGGAAGGGTTCGGCTCGCGGGTCAAGGGGCTCGCGAAAGCCGGGGTCGTCGCCGCCGGCGCCGCTGGGCTCGCGGCGCTGACCGGCACCCTGAAGGTCGGGATCAGCGAGTTCGCGGACGCCGCGAAGGTCAGCGCGCAAACCGAGGCGGTGCTCAAGTCGACCGGCGGCGCCGCCGGGGTGACCGCCAAGCAGGTCGAGCGTCTCGCGACCTCGATCATGATGAAAACCGGGATTGACGACGAGGCCGTGCAGTCCGGCGAGAACCTGCTACTGACGTTCCGCAATATCCAGAACCAGGCGGGGCGAGGCAACGACATTTTCACTCGCGCCACACGGATCATGACTGACATGTCAGTGGCGCTCGGGCAGGACACAAAAAGCTCGGCGATCCAGCTAGGTAAGGCGCTCAACGATCCGATCCGGGGGATCACTGCGCTGCGGCGCGTGGGTGTCAGTTTCACTGACGCGCAACAGAAGCAGATCAAGTCGATGCAGGACTCCGGGAACATCATGGGCGCTCAAAAGGTGATCCTGGCGGAGCTGACCAAAGAGTTCGGCGGCTCAGCAGCCGCCGCCGGCAAGACGCTGCCGGGGCAGCTGAACATTCTCAAAGAGTCGTTCAAGAACCTGGCGGGGGAGATCGTCGGCGCCCTGGCGCCGGCGTTCGCAGCGGTCACCAAGTTCTTTGTCGAGCACCCCGGACTGGCGAAGACGCTGACGATCGCGATCCTGGGGCTCGCGGCCGCGATGGTCGTCCTGAACGCCGCGCTGGCGGTGAGCGCGGCGATCACCGCGCCGTACATGCTGCTGATCCTCGGGATCGCCGCCGCCGTGGCCGGGCTGATCGCCGTCGCGATCCTGTTGGCCAAGAACTGGGACAAGGTCACCGCCGTCCTATCCGCGGGATTCAACGCGATCAAACAGGCCGCCTCGGCGGTGTTCGGATGGCTGAAAGCGAACTGGCCGTTGCTGCTCGGGATCTTGACCGGCCCGATCGGGCTGGCGGTCGCGATGGTCATCCGGCACTGGAGCACGATCACCAACGCGACCACCGCCGCGTGGAACGCGATCAGGGGCGCTACCTCGGCGGCGTGGACGTGGATCAAGAACACCGTCTCCAACGTGGCCGGCGCGGTCGCCGGCGCGGTCTCGAACGCATGGAACACGCTGCGCAGCGTCACCGTCTCGGTGTTCACCGCGATCAAAAACAAGGTCAGCGACGTCGTCGGGGACGTCAAGAGCGCCTTGAGCAGCCTCGCGTCATGGGTATCGGGGTTCGCGCACGGCGCGTTGAACACGGCGGTGAACGCCGCGAAAGCCGTGTTCTCGAAGATCGTCGACGGCGCCAAGGACGCGCTCGCCGGGGTCAAAAGCGCGCTGGACGGGATCGTGAACTTCATCGACGGGATCGTCGGGCGGATCGGCGCCGCCGCCTCCAGTGTCGCGAACGCGATCAAACGACCGATCAACGCGGTGATAAGCGCCTGGAACGGCCTGGCGATCCCGCGCGTGGCGATCAACCTTCCATCGGTCAAGGTGTTCGGCCACAAGATCGGCGGCGGGTCGTTCGGGTTCGGGCCGATCTCGTTCCCCGACATCCCCCTGCTCGCCGCCGGCGGCGTCGTCGACCAGCCGACACTGGCGCTGATCGGCGAGGCCGGCCGCGAGATCGTCACCCCCGAGTCCCTGCTGCGGGAGATCGTCGGACAGCAGAGCGTGCAGGTCCGCGTGTTCATCGGCGACACCGAGCTGACCGACATGATCCGCACCGAGATCATCGACTCAAACACCGGGATCGCCCGCACCCTGTTGGCGGGAGCGGCGTGATGTTCACCGCCCAGGTCGAACCCCAGTATCAGAACGTCCGGCTCGACTACGAGACCCCGGACGCCGCCGCCACGGTCACGTTCACCCGCGCCGGCCCGTCCGGCGTCGCCGCCACCGTCCGCGGCTGGGCGGGCACGCCGGTCACTCCGGAGGTGCAGGTCACCGCCCGCGACTACGAGGCGCCGATCGGCGTGCCGATCACCTACACGGTTGACTGCCGCGACGGCAACGGCGCCGAGCTCGACACCCAGACGCTGACGATCACGATCCCGTCCGGCGGCTGCTCGGACACGTGGCTGAACGACCTCGCGCGAGTCGGGAACACGCTGAACGTCGTGCTCGAGCAGATCCCCGAGCTGGACTACCCGGTCCCCAACAGCGTGCATGAGGTGATAACCCGCCGCGCGCCGATCGTCACATCCGATATCGCACACACACCCAGCCTCGAGGTGTCAATCCTCACCGAGAGCGACGACGAACGCCAGCGCGCCCGCGCGCTCTTGGGTAACGGCGTGCCGGTCCTGTTGCGCACGCCGCCCGAGGACGGGATCGGGAACATGTACCTGTCGGTCCTGGAGTTCAAAGAGCAGCGGATCGTCAGCCTCGGCACGGTCACCGACCGCCGGTTCGTCATCTCCTGCAGACAGGTATCGCGCCCGGACCCGGACCTGTACGCGCCACTGACCGCCGTGCTCTACCAGGACGTCCGCGCCGCCTACGCCACGTATCAGGAGCTCCGCGCCGACCGCGCCACATACGACGCGCTCCTGTACGGCTGGACGGGTGTCGCGCCGTCGGACATCGTCCCCTGGCCCCCCAACGACGTATGAGACCGGTATCCGACCAGTTCCTCGAGCTCGTCCGCCAGTCGCACGTGATCGCCGCCAGCTGCGAGCTGATCTTCCCCGGCAGCACAGGCGACCCCGTCCCGGTTCCGGTGCAGGACGGCAACGTCCGGATCGACCGCACCGCGGAGAACCGCCGCGCCGGCACCGTCCAGATCCCCTGGTCACTGAAAGCCGGCGAAGACCTCGGCGTCGACCTCCGGTCCCTGTCGCTCGGCGGCTATGCGATCGTGAGCCGCGGGATCCGGTACGCCGACGGGTCAACCGAGCTCGTCGGGCTCGGCCGGCTGCGGGTCGAGAGCGTCAGCTGGGACACACTCGACGCCTCAGCGAGCCTCGAGCTCGCCGACCGGATGGCCCAGGTCAGAGACGAGCCGTTCACCGCCCCATACAGCGCCGCTGGTAAGACGCACTGGCAGGCCGCCGTCGAGATCGTCCAGGGCGTGTTCGGCAGCTCGATCGCCTACCACACGCCATACAAGCCCACTGATGTGATCGTCGACGCCGTCTACTCCGACCAGCGCTCAGACGCGCTCTCCGATCTCGCGCAGTCAGTCAACGCCGAGCTGTACTTCGACGCCAACGGCGATTTCGTGTTCGACCAGGCGCCCGCTGACAACGCGCCCGTCGTGTGGACCGTCGACGCCGGCGCGACCGGCGTGATGGTCAACGCCCAGGAAAACCAGGACCGCACCGGCATCTACAACGGCGTCCTCGTCGTCGGCCAACCGGACGCGACCCAGCCGCCGATCACCGGCCTGGCCACGTACAGCGACCCGAGCAGCCCGATCCGGTGGGGCGGCCCGTTCGGAAAGGTCGCGCTGATCGCGCAATCCACAACGGTGCAGACCGTAGAACAGGCATCCCAGACCGCACGAGGGCTCCTGGCGCTGCGTCTCAAGCAGACACGCAACGTGAACCTCACCTCGGCCCCGAATCCGGCTCTGGAGGCCGGAGACACGATCCAGATCCTGTTTCCCGACGGCCGCTCAGAAACGCATCTCGTCGACGCCGTTACCACTGATCTGGGGACCAGCGCGCAGCAGATCGTCACCCGCATGCACGTCACCCCAACGATCGGCGCGACCCCGCTGCGCGACCAGCTGTTCTACGGCCACCAGGCGTGGCAGGAGCTCGCCGCATGACCACCGTCCCGGTCACCCGATCACTCACAGCTGTGCTGCGCGGCGCGCTCAACAACGCCCCGGCGGTCAGGCTCGTGGTCGCCGAGTTCGACACCCCGGATCCCAGCAACGCCTACTGCAACGTGATCCTGCAAGGCCAGACGATCCGGGTGCCGATGCTGCACGGCGTCACCGACACGCCCGGCCAGGCCGCCTACCTGCTCGTCACCAAGGACTTCATTCTCTGCATCGGGAGCGTCACACCATGAGCCAGAACACGCCGAACCTCGGGCTGCCCTACCCGGAGCTGACCGACACCGCCGACGTTCCGCGCGACATCAAAGCGCTCGCGGACAAGCTCGACGCGCTCCTCGGCGGCGGCGGCAACGGCGGCGGCGGCGGTGGTGGCACGATCCCGCTGCAGGCCGCGCCGGTCCTCGACGTCGGCCTGGCCGGTCAGGTTCGCGCCGGTCGGCAACTGTCGGGCGCTGACTTCACCGGCTTGGGCCTGTCCGCCCCGCTCGGACTGTGGAACCTCTCCGATCTCACCAACCAGGGATCCGACGGGCGGCCCCTGGTCAATCTCGGCTCGGTCCCGTTCGGCGTCGGGATCAACGGGGTCGCGACCAGCTGCGCCGTGTTCGCCGGCTCGACGGGCCAGGCGCTGTACATCGCCGACTCGGGCGCCGCGGACCCGTTCCGGATCAGAACCGGCTCCTGGGGCTGCTGGTTTCGCACCGCCAAACGCGGCGCGCTGCAGCGCCCGCTGGCACGGTTCTCGGGCACCGCCGGCCAATACGGCTACGGGATCGGCACAAACAATCTGCAGAACACCGTCGCCGCCGACATTTCACTCGACGGGACGAGCACCATCACCGCCACGAGCGTCAGTGACGTCTGCGACGACCGCTGGCACTTCGCCGTCGGCACCTTCGACGGCGCCGTGTTGTGCTGCTACGTCGACGGGACGCTCGAGACCGCGGTGACCGGCAGCGGACTCATCTTCCCCGGTGCTGCGCCCGTCAACATCGGCGCCTACGGCGCCAGCGGCGCGACCGCCGGCGTAAACCCCCACTACGGACGCGTCGACGAAGCATTCATCACCGCCGACGTCCTCACCGACGAACAGGTCATGCTGCTCTACGCCTCAAGGCTCGCGCACACGCTCGGCACCATCCCCAGCACCGCCCGGCTCAAAGTGCACCGCCGCCGCAAGGGCAGCAGCTGGGCCGTCACCGACTTCATCAACCAGCCCGTCCGACTGCACAACTTCACCGCCGGGGCGCTCACCGACCAGGGCACCGGCGCCGTCGCGCTCACCAACAACGGCACCGCTCTCCCAACCGCCGGTGCTGACGGCACGCCCGGCAACGCGTACAACTTCACCGGCAGCGCACAACAGTCACTCTCAGCCACCGACGCCGGGCTGCCCGGCGGGCTCACTGCACGCTCCTACGGCTGCTGGTTCAAAACCAGCAACCCGGTCGCCGCCGGCGTGGTCACCTGGGGGACCGTGCCGACCGCCGACGCGCGGCTGCTCGTCGGCTTCCCAACCGCCGGATACGTCGCCGCGACCAGCGGCGGCGACGCGATCACCGGACCCTATGCCGCCGACGGCCAATGGCACCTGGCGGTCGTCGTCGAAGACAACACCGCCGGCGACGGCGTCAGACGCAAACTGTATGTCGACGGCCGGCTCGTCGGGGGATCCACCGTGATGAACGCGATCACGCTCGCCGGCGCAAACCGGCTCCGGATCGGCTCAAACCAAGACAACAGCAGCTGGTTCACCGGGCAGATCGACGGCGTATTCGTCTGCGCCTACGCGGTCAGCCAGGCCGAGATCCTCGGCCTGTACGCCAAAGGCAGCCAAGACGCCGGCGGCAGCCCCAAAAACGCCGGCGACCACGTCGAACGCGTCGACGCCACCACCCTCCTATGGGTCGCCGACACGCTCCCATCACAGCACACCATCGACCTCGGAGTCGTCGCGTGAGAACACAACAGCAGGACACGCCAGCGCGCACGCGCACCATAACCGGCACCGTCACAGGCGCCGCCGTCATCTCATACGGCACCGGGTTCGTGGTGACCACCACCGCAACCGGCGTCTACGTGCTGCGGTTCCGTCCGCGGCTGCGCGCCGTCCTATCACTCGTCGTAACCCTGCAAAACGGGGGATTCTGGATCGTCAACAACGCCAACGTTCCGGGCGGCGATGACTTCACGATCAACACCTACAGCACGGCCGCGGCCGCGCAAAACCAGCCGTTCACGTTCACCGCAACAGGAATCGCCGCATGAGCACCACCGACGAACACGACCCCACCGACCAGGAAACCGCGATCTACCAGGCGCTTAACGACGGCGACCACGACACGATCGACGAGCTGCGCCAGGCCGCCATTGAAGCCGGTCCCGAGGAGCTCGAGCAGTTCCAGGCCGACTATCAGAACGCCTACGACCACTACCAGTCAGACCACGAGACACCCCAGGACGAGCGCGAGCAGCAAACCCAAGACCAGGTGCAGACCGAGAACGAGAGCGCGGAGGCGTGAATGGACAGCAAGCAGGGCGCCTGGCTGATCTCGCTGATCCTCGCGGTCGCGCTCGGGACCGCCCTGAACATGTTCACGATCGCGATCCTGTACGAAG